AAATTGTTATTAGATATTTTCAAACGAAGCACCTGTTGGTGTAATCAAGAACTCAATCTCAATGAATTCAAGTGCCTTTGTTGGTTTAAGGTAGATTCTACCTGTTAGTGTGTTTCTATCTAAATCTTCAGGTGAAGAAGAAACTGTTACTCTGAAGTCGTAAAGACCTCTATCTCTTCTGATTGAATCAAGGATTGGGTTAACACTATCTAAGAACTGCTGTCTAACGATTTGGTCGTTTTGTTCGAACAACAATCTTACCGCTACTGCTGAAATCAACTTACGAGCTTGAAGTAGTAATCTTCTAACATTCAATCTGTTAAGTGCTGAATCAGCAACTTGTAGAGTTTTATTACCCCAAATCACAGTTCCTACGTCAGAGAAAGTTGCGATTGGATTGATTCTACCTTGATATAAAATGTCTCTACCTTCTTGTGTTAGTTTAACTCTCGCCTTAACAGAGTTTACAAGACCTCTTGTGTAACCCGCTGATGCGAACCAAGGAAATGCAATGTTATCTGTCAGTGCCAAGTTTCTACAAACCTCACCTGTTGGTGGAAGGTATATTTGTGTATTGTTCGCAGTATCTCTAACCAAAATCCACGGATAATAAGTTGCTGTGTAGTTGGAATCAATACCTGTGTTATCTAAGTTATCAACGGCCTCTTGTGGCTGAATAATCAATTCAGGGTCAGTTGAATCTGATTGATACATTGGATAGTCAGGTGTTGTTGCGATGTATACAGAATCTGCTCTCGAGAACTGTACCATGTTAATAGCTTGTTCAACAAGAACACTGTTATTTACATAGTCAATACTTGATGTCGCAAAAACATTAATGTTTGTAGATTCAGGATTAGAGAAAGATAAGATACCTAATAAATAAGCGTAGTAGTCAGTGTTTGCAAAGTCTTGAGTGTTTTTAGCGACCACAATTCTTTTAAACATACCTTGACCAGATGCTGTTGGGTATCTTGTTGATGGGGCTGCTCCCGCTAAGTAACCAGATGCACCAAGTCTGAATCTATCTTGGTTTGTTCTATACTCTCTGTAGATGTCCCATCCGTCGAATCCACCTGCAAAACATAATGTGTATTTTCTTGAATAGATGTAGTAGTATGGATTTTCTTGTGTATCAGGTTCTGCTCTGAATTCTGCATCTCCACATTGGAATGCCGCAGTTCCACTTGTCACATATTCTGAACCAATAGTTACAACAGTTGCACCTGAGTCCATATGGAAACCCTGAGTAAGATAGTTCCAAGGTACCGAGTCGTATTCTACTCCCCATGTTGCTGCTGAAGGATTTCTTTTACCTTTATATTGTAGGAACGACTCGTCAACACCTACTGATGTAGAAAATCCTAAGTAAGTCCTTCTAACATTATCTCCAGAAGAATCGTTTACAGTTCCTCCGAAAGCCGTGATACCAAAAGGAGGATTAAACACTGGTTCACCAGGATAGTCATATTTTGTTTTATAGACAGGGACTGGTGACAAATTAGTTGTGTTATCATATATTCTTTGGTCATATCCGTAGAAACCACAAGGTAAAGCATCTATAGGAGCCTCCTTTGACATTTCAACCATGATGTATTTTGAAACCAACGGAAATTCACCATCAAATGAACCTATTTTTTTACCTACATAACTATTAGATGCAGGGTCCATAGTACAATTTGTATATTTTTCAATAACAACTGGATTTTGGTCAGTATCGAAGAAACTTCTTACCAATACATCAAACGATAAATTAGAAAAAGAAATGTTAGCGATAGATACTTTAACTTCAGTATTTGCCGAAGTACCGTCAGATATAGAAATAAATCTGAATAATTTATAAACCTTATTACCTCTCAACTCTGAAACTACAAAAGGAGATTGTGGTGTTGTATATCTTTCCAAATTCCAAGCTATAGAATCTGAATTATATGTGCTTGCTGCCGGTAAATCAATCAAGTCACAACTCAAACCACGAATGTAACCTTTATTATATAAGTAATCCAAAGCCACAGGGTAGATTTCCTCGACAAAAACAGGAACCTCATTTCTTGATTTACCAAAATTATCAAATCCAAGTACCTTTGGTAAAAACTTACTACTGATACTTGACAAAGATGTCTCGAATGAGAAATTATCACCATCTTTTGTTACACCCGAAAGTAAGAATGTTGAATATGGATTACTTGAAACTCCCGAATATGAACCTGTACAAATCATATTCAAATTAGTTGTTGCTGAAACTTCGTATTGTGGTCCGTGATTTGTACTATCATATAAAGATATCCCTCTCGAACGTAATGTTGCAATTACTAAATTATTGTATTGAGAATATGCAGTACCTGAGTATGTGTAAACATTACCTGATACTGTTCCCGAATATGTTGATGAAGCACCAGTTGTAAAACTACTAACAAGGTAATCAAAAGAAAATCCTGAGTAGATATTTGCACTATAATTAGAGAAGTTTGAATATAACCAAGCTGAGTTATCACTATTAGATAAGTCATTATTGGCTAAATTAAGTGAATCAACACCAAACACATTTGTTAATGTTGTTCGTAAAGAAGAAAGACTTGTGTAATTAGCACTTGGTATAGAACCATACACAATCGCGGTTGTTGCGGTCAAACTTGGTGTAGTTGCAAAAGAATCTAAAATATTTGTAAAATCTTCATTAAATGTTGAAGTGCTTCCGTCGGATAATCTGTATTCAGTATTTAACAAATTATTTACGGTAGCAGGTAAAGAACCTATTAAAGTAACCGTATCTGCAGAAGCAACACCAGAAAAGTTGATTGTCCATGGAGTTCCCGATAATGGGTTAAGACCTATCGTTCCTGGGTCAACGTTAGCGGTAACTTTCAAAGTCCAAGAAGGACCCGCGTCGTATCCTGATAAACCCAAAACTCTTGTCACAAAAAGTTGATTAGATTGTTGTAAATATGATTTTGCGATATATGATGCTTCATATTTCGGTATTTGTGTATTTACAAATTTTGTTGGTTCTGAACCCCCGAAGAAGGCCTGAAACTCATCGTAGTTTGTTATGAAAATAGGTTCGAATGCTGGACCCTTAAGAGTCTCACCAACCAAACCAAGCGTGGTTACACCCACACTTTGAGCCACAAAAGACAAATCTGTTTCTGAGGTATAGACACCGGGAGAAACAAAAACTTTCTGATTAGTTTGTACTGTTGCCATTATTATTGGTTTCTAAAAAAGATTTATTTTTATTCATAAATATTAGATAACAAATGAAAAAACTTTACTTTTTATAATCTATTTGTATTTACTATGAATAAATTCTGCCTTTTTTATCTTTTATGGGTAAACTATACGACAACAAAATAAAAAACATAAAAATATCTGAAGACGTACATAAGGTCTTGAAAAAACACTGTGACAAGAAAGGGATTAAAATTTACAAATTTCTCGAACAATTAATTTTGGAAAAGTGTAAAGAAAAGAAAGACGTTTACGGGGAAGACTAAAGTAGTTTGTTTGTAAAGAGAATTTTTGATTCTAATGAATTGTTTATCTTGACTACCCCCACTCTAAGCACATCATTTGTGTTAATTAATATTTCGTTTACATCTGTACCATAATATTGGTTATTAATGTAAACATCATAACTTGTAACATTCTCAGTTGAATCTACAGTCATATTAACCATATAATCCATTATATCACTTAGAACCGTATTACCTGTTACAAATAAAAACTCTTGTGTAAAAAGGTCAGGATTTTTTGGATATAGTTCATTTTTCTTACCGATAGGAGTATAGCCTTCTATTTCCATAACCTGTAGAATTCTTGATATTGCAGGCTTAACTTCAAACTCATCTTCATCGATTAAATAACCCAACATAGTAAAGTCGTAATTTTGAACATAATATTTTCTTTTTTCTAAGTCACTTATACTCTCATCACCAACACTGTTCATTATAATTGGAACGTACTGTCCTTTTATAAAAGTGTATGCTTGTCTCGAAGAAAATTTTTGAAGAATAATTTTGTTGAATTGATTCAGCTCTCTCATTCTATTACAAACTAATCTGACGTTATAGACTATATCAACAGGAACTGGTTGTGGAATTTTATATATATCCATACCTTCCTGATTACCGTTCCAAGTAGGAACAGAAGCATAATAGAATTCTTTTCTATTTGGGATGTTCCACCTCAACGACGGATTACTACCATACTTGACTTCAGATTGTCTTACAACAGAAATAAATGGAACCTGTGGATTGAAGTCTTGGTCCACAAAAGTCCATGTCTCAGCAAATTGAGACCAATTCTGAGTTGTTATGATGGTATCAATCATTGGGACAATTTTACCGGCAGTAACTAATTGCAAATCATTTTTAACAAAATCAAGCATCCCCCTATCTAAGTCGGCATGTAAAACTGACTTTGGAAGATAGGTGCCGTCTTTGTTTATATAATCTTTTAGTTGTTCCCTTCTTGAATACAACGTCTTGTTGGGAACTAACGGTAATGATTTTTTTATTTGTTTTGGAAACCCCATGTTATTTTAATAAATAAATTTTATTAGTACCATTAACCATATTTACTTCTTCTCCATGAAATATTGGTTCTTGTGTTGACTTGACAACAAAACTATCGTTCTTGTACGGATTATATGATATAATCTCACCCTCTGATTCTTGAGGAATATCAAAACAGGGGAACTCACAATAATCCTCCAAAGTACCGATAACAAAGGCATGAACATTTTTAGTTTTTTCTTTTCTAACTTTTTCTAATCCACCTTTTCTAACTCTGAACTCAACATTAGATAATTTCACAAAGTCTGCAGATAAAACAACTATTCCACTTTTTTGAACGGAAAAAGTATGTTTATGTAAATTGTAATAGACCATAACTTTTTGACCTATAATATTTTCTTTCAAAATATCTTTTTGTGACTCTGATATTAAAATAATCATAATCCTCTAAATTCGTTTTGGTTCACAGGGGTTGCTGTAATTGTCCTGTAGAATGGTTTATATCCCCCATAAGTATGTTTATTGTCAGAAACAACCCTTCCGTCGTTTGCCACACTGTAATACCTGACTTTAGATTCTGTCTCGTAATACCCAAGATAGTCACCAAAGGCAATGTCAACCTGCAAGTTATCAAGATATTTTTGATATACAGAAAACATCATATTTCCTGGCTCTTCCAACTCAACTCTACTTTTACTTATTGTTTGATTAGTTGGTGACAATATCTTAACATATCCTTTTAACTCGACAGGAGGAAGAAATTGTATTCCGTCGGAAAGTGCCTCACCATAAACATCGTCCGTTTTAGTTTTATATCTATCTACACGATAAAGTACAACAGTAAAGTTCATATCACCCTCGAGCCATTCCTGACCCATGTCGATATCCAAAGCGTAGTCTTCACCACCGAAGAACCTACCTAATCTTGTTATAGGGACTAATTTTTCTTGCATAGTATATTTGATAAATACTTTATTTTATTTATATTTAACACAAAAGTTGATGAGAATCTTTCCTCCGACAAAAATTCATGTATCCAAAAGTAATATTCACGGACACGGTGTTTTTGCTAGTACTTTTATCTTCGAAGGTGAAATAATCGAAGAGTGTCCAATTTTTGATTTAAATATACCAAAAGGAGAATCTAGTGAAGTGTTAATTGATTATAGATTCAATTGGCCACAAGGAACTGATTTTTGGGATAAACAAGTTATTCCTTGGGGTTGGGGGTCTTTATATAATCATTCAAATACTCCGTGTGCCGCGTGGAGGTCAAACATACAAAATCAAACATTCGAATTTTTTGCGTTGAGAAACATTAACCCTAACGAGGAAATCTTGGTGTACTATGGTGGTGACGGATATTGGTTAGACGGGAGGACTCATACTGAAGTTAAGTAATTATGGAACAAACGTTAGAATCAAAGGCATTAGACATACTTGAAATTTATGAAGGTTCTAACAATTATATTTTAGAACTAAAAAGAAAATCACAGATAAACCGAAAGTTCTATCCGACTAGAAGTCAATCCGAATACATTTTAAATAATCAAGATAAGAACCCAAAAGTTGCAAAAAAATGGGTTACACTTGACGCTTACTTCGCACAAAAATTCGCCAATGACAAACTGTTAACAACAGTTCCTGAAAAAATATGGATAGAAAAATTGTTAGCAGAAAGTGATAAAGCGTACCATATTTGGGGGAAATTTTTTCAAGACGGAGAATTAAACGATTTTTGGGTCCCTAAGGCATCTTTGATTAAAGACAATACTGTTAAAGATGTTGTTATTGATTATTCAAAGTACAAGAACCGACCACCTATGGAACACCAAAAGGAGTCGATACAAAAATTAGTTGAGAATAAGAAATTTATCCTTGCTGATGATATGGGTCTTGGTAAAACTACAAGTACAATTATTGCCGCATTAGAAACAAAGGCAAAAAAAATATTAATAATTTGTCCAGCAACTTTGAAAATAAACTGGAAAAGAGAGATAGAAAATTATACCGATAGACCTGTTTATATTGCGGAGAGTAAAAACTTTAGCACTGAACATGATTTTGTAATCATTAATTACGATATAATTAAAAACTTTCATGACACAAAAAAGAAAGACAATTCTCAAATTCTGAAAGCAAATTTTGATTTGGTTATTACTGATGAAGCCCATTACATAAAAAATGCTCAAGCTCAAAGAACAAAACTAATTAACGATATTGTTAAAGACATTGATAGATTGTGGTTACTTACAGGTACACCGATGACATCAAGACCAATTGATTACTACAACCTTCTCAGTTTGGTTGACTCTCCTGTTGCCAAAAATTGGATGGCTTACGTAATAAGATATTGTGCGGGATATCAATTCAAGGTTGGACCAAGAAAAGTTTGGAACGTTATGGGGTCATCAAACTTGGAGGAGTTGAGAGACAGGACATCAGGTACGATATTGAGAAGATTGAAAGAAGATGTTTTGGACTTACCTGATAAAATTATTACTCCTGTTTACTTGAGATTGAAATCTAAAGCATACGAAGAATTGATGGGAGAGTATTTCGAATGGTATAGAAGTAATCCCGAAGAATCTAAATCATTGACCGTACAATTCACAAAACTTACAAAAGTTAGACAAGTAATTGCAAACGAAAAAATCCAACAGACAATAGAACTGGCAGAAAATATTATTGAGCAAGATAAAAAAGTTATTATATTCTGTAACTTTACAGACTCACTCAATCAAATTGTTACTCACTTCGGTAAACAAGCAGTAAAAATAGATGGGTCAATGTCAAAAGTAGAAAGACAAAATAGCGTTGACCAATTTCAAGAAAACGATAAAGTAAAAGTTTTTGTTGGTAACATTAAAGCTGCGGGTGTTGGAATTACTTTGACCTCGGCCGAAGCTGTTATTATGAATGATTTATCTTTCTTACCTTCAGACCACTCACAGGCAGAAGACAGAGCATACCGTATCGGTCAAAAAAATAATGTCTTGGTTTACTACCCATTATTTGAAAACACTATAGAGGGTTTAATTTACGATATATTAATAGCAAAAAAACAAGTTATTGCCACTGTGATGGGGGACAACCTAAACAGTGCCGACTTTGTAGAGGAGATAATGAACAAAATTAATGAAATGAGATAATTAACATATTTATAGATATGTCAGTTATATCAGAACCAGAAAGAAGTCAAATTTATACAAGAGTAAAACACTTGTTGGGTGCTCCTATTAGGAGTGTTGAGGTAGAAGACGAAATGATGGATTCTTTAATGGAACTATCCATCGGAGATTACCAACAGTACATTTTGGATTGGCTTATCGAATCACAGTGGGTTAATCTTGTAAATCTTGATATGAAAAATCAATCCGTTGCAAACGCATTGATTACAAGAACCATGAATTTTGAACAACAGTTTCAGTATTCATATTCCAAAATTGTCGGACTACAAACAGTTGGTCCTTGGGTATTAAAGAAGGATTATTTCACCCTTAGTGCAAATACACAACTTTACGAAATACCTGCCGGTAGAGAGGTTAATGAACTATTATGGTTTAGTAACCAACCATGGACAATGTTTGGACTTGGTGGTGTTGGTGGTGGATTTGGTTTTGATGGTATTGGTCTTGGGGCAAACCAAGCAGGATATGCACAATTTGGTTATCAGGGTTCATACTTTATGATGTCAGGATTTGACTATTTACTGAGAGCACAAGAGGCTAACATTCTGAATAGAATTTTAGGTGGTAGTTTAACATATAGAATAACAGGATTACCCGACGGAAAGAAGTTAGTTCATTTAATGAACACTCCTGGAGGTAGATTTAATTGGTCGAATTATAGTATGTATGCCGGAAAACAAGTTTGGTATTGGTACTACGACACAACAGGAAAAGACAGAAACGACTGTTTAAAACAAAATCCTGACATAATTAAACTACCTACAGATGTTCCTGTTGGAAATCTTGAGTGGGCAGACTTGAATGACCCTGCAAAACAATGGGTAAGAAGGTGGTTTACGGCTTACGTAAAAGAAACATTAGCTAGAGTTAGAGGAAAATATTCAGGTAATCTGAAAACACCAGATTCTGAAATACAAATGGATTATACAAGTTTATTGACAGAATCTAAAGATGAAAAGTCAAAACTTGAGGAGGAGCTTAAGTTGAGATTAGAAAGATTGAGACCTGAAAAACAAATGGAAAAAGAGGCTTTGATTGCGGAAAATTTAAATAAACAATTGAAGTATCACGCTTTCCCAAGACAAATTTATGTAATATAATTATTTATGGCAATAATTAAAACTATCCCGTCACAGAGACTAATTCACGGCAGAATACTTAATACTTCTGAGGTATCTATGGTATCGGAATCAGAATACACAACTAATGGAGAGGACTGTGTAATTGTTAAAGGTGTACCACAAAGTATAATCACTTTAAATTCACGAACAACAGACCATACGGTTGTAAAGGCTTTAACAAACATCATAATAAAACCCGATGTGGGTAAAATAGACGAAGACTTTGATGAGATTGAAATGGGTCACGGAGCTTGTGTCGAATTTAGATTCTGTGGAGGTAATTGGTATATCTTATCGTCCGACGGATTAAAACAATCATAAAAAAAAAGGAATATGTAAAAAAACATATTCCTTTTTTCTTTTAGTTAAGTCGTTGTTCCCAACCTTCTTCAGCCAATTCATACATATAATCACAATTAAGACCTCGTTTATCCCAATATTTAACTTCACCTTCAGAAAGTGACATAACCTCCTCCAAACTATCTTGGTCTCCTTCTTCAAATGGTTGTCCGTTAATAAGTTCACATTGTGATGTTGTGAATATGCCTCTATCATCAGGATTGTCTACAAGTAAACCATCTCTTAGTTCTTGTTTGAATACAACAAGTAAAGGTTCGATACGTTTGTTGAATGTTGTTACTGCTCTTGGTACATTATACTCGCCAGTTAACTTTGGATTTGTTTCAAGGATGTTTGCGTTCAGCATATAACAATTAACCATAACTCCATCAGTAATTGGTTTAGCTTTAGGGTTCTCATGTAATAGAACCGCGTTTGTGTCTTTAATCTGTTTTGCAGTCATCTTTTGTACATCTCCTTGTGACGACTTTGTTCCGTTATTAACATACATGATAACATCCCCCAAGTTAACGTTCAAGTTTTCTTTGATTGCCAACTCCATGTGAGCCATACGAGACATACTATTACCTGATTTAGTTTTAGTGTTTAATCTTTTCCTATAATCATCCAATGTCAGCTTAACTTTGGCCCTTTGAGCTATCTTTGAAAGAGGTACTTTTTTATCATATATTTTTTGTAGGTATTCGTAATAATATTCTACAAATGATTTACCATCTCCTTCCAACAACATTTTGATACCTTTATCTAAGAACTCTTCGATATAAAGTGGTAACTTCTTTGATTTGATACTGTTGCCAGTCAATTTTATTTTTCCTTTAGCGTCCATAACTGCGTAATTTTTTCTGGCCAAATTAATACACGACGGCCAAACACCGTCAGTATCAAGAGCCATTTCACCTCTCATGAATATATCATTATATTCCGCAACGTCTGCCTCAGGTCCTGTGTATTCTTTACCTAATTTAACTTTCCAATTCAAACCACGACCAATGTATTTTCTTTCATTTGCATTATCAGGACTTGAAAAGTTCACACCATCCGTATCCATCACAAGTGGAGTATATCCTTTGGTCATGAAAAACTTAATCATTTGACGTAGATATTGTCTACCCGTACAAGTAATCTGTTCTCCCATATACATGTCACCCCACGCATAAACCTGTGGAGCCGACAACGCACCGAACATGGAGTTGATGAAGATTTTAATCGGTAATTGTTTGTTACCATATGATTCAGACTTCTTTTTGTCAGTCTCATAATATTGTTCCGCAAGTTGTTTGTATTTGATACGAGTATCACGAAACCACTTTAACATACCTTTCATTGCACCTGTTACATCACAATCAGGAAAAACATCATGTACGAGCTGAATGGAGGGGTATAGAGACGAGAAGTCGAGCTTAAGGACATTCTTACTATACCCAACCTTAAGAAGTCGGGAAAGACCTCCTACAAAGTCTGTCTTTGATTGTTTGGCAGGAATAGCTAGTTTGTGTTTGTATGACCAAGCAAGCATCAACATCTTCCACAAAGTTGCGGTACCCATTGTTGATACCCTCTCATATGTTGTTGGAATCATTGCAGCTAGCAAGAACGAACCCTGATTGAACTCTTGGTCAACCTTTAAGGTTTCCTCCAAGTCATCGTCAAGATATCTCTCGACAAGATTGTCTCCTGTAGTTTTAATATAAACATCAGTCCTTTTCTCACAGATTGCGTCAATCTTGGGGTCAACACCAATCTTCCTGTAGTTACCGTTTTGTATGTTTAACCAAAATTCTTCTTTGTTGGTATACATCTTTCCGATATCCAAATGGTCAATGTATACACGGTCAGGAGCTTCGGCGTTAATATATTTGGTGATATACTTCAAACCCGCAGACTTAATACTTGAGTTAATTGCCTGAGCTCTTCTTACAGCATGGATAATGTCAATAACATTATACCCCCATATTGAAGTTTGAACATAAGATTCTACCTCATTAGCCAACTTAAGCATATTATCTTTTCTTGTAAAAGAATGTTGCGGGTGTAGAGACTTACACACTTTCTTTGGGTCAATCTTCAATATTCTACATCTTTCAAATATCCAATGCCAGTCGAAGTTCGCAGAGTTGTAACCACCAATTATACTTGGTTTTATCTCATCTATTATATTGAAAAATTCAATGATAGCCCCTCTTTCTTGTGATTCATCCATACACTCAATGACCTTATGATATCCCTTATTGGTTTTAATTCCAATCATGAATATACGACCATCTTTTGGTTCCAATGAGGTAGTCTCCAAGTCATATACGAGCCTGGTGACTTGATTGTAATCTTCAAATCCTTTGAATAATCTTTTTTCTTTTGAGATAAGATATTGTTCTACAGGAGGTAGAATTGTAATTTTATCTTTTGTCTTATCTCCCCAAGGGTCACAACCACCATCTCTAAAGAACTGAATAAGTTCTCTATAACCTTTGAGCGACCTAACCATAAATGTCATTCCATTCTCAAGTCTTTCATTGCCTGATGTTTCAAGTTTCTCAATCATGATACCATATTTGGTCATGGCTTCTTTTTGAACCGCTTTGGAGCTACCATAAAAATTAAGTTCTTTTAAATCTCCAACCCATGCGAATGGTATAAAAGTATCCTTTCTAATTTCTTTTCCTTTACCAGGAATCTCTTTGATTTTGTAGATGGAGTTAGATGCGTAGTCGAATTCGATTGCGACAATAAAATCTTCGGGGTCGTTTCCATGTAGAAACGATTCAATTTCTTCGTTAGATATCATAATATATTTTTTTAGGTGACCTATTGGCTTTCACTCGCAGGTGAAATTTGTCTTCCACAATAAATATAAAAAATCAAATCAACGAATCAAATAAATCTTATGTAGTGTTAACAAAAACCTTGTTGATTTATTACCCCATTAATACCAAATCCATTCACATTTGCGGCATAAACATTAGTACCATTCGCGAACCATAATTGAGGGACTTCTGTTGTTAATGTAGAATCTAACCACAGTCCTGTTGGTGGTGAGACAGTTATAGTACTTTTATTTGAATAATATGACTGAGTAAATCCTGATGAATAGTTATTACAAGCATCAGTATTAGTTACACCTGAAGCAAGAATAAATTCAAAAAGGGATTGAGTAGTGGTTGGTGTTGTGGTTAACGTTGGTGTAGGTGTTGATGTCTGAGTCAATGTTGGTGTTGTGGTTAACGTTGGTGTAGGTGTTGATGTCTGAGTCAATGTTGGTGTTGGAGTTGGAGTATTAGTACTTGTTTGGGTTAGAGACGGTGTTGGGGTATTGGTAGAAGTTGGTGAGGGGGTTGTGGTTATCGATATTGGAGGCCACACTCCATTATCTACAATGTTAATCGTATCCAAGTTGAACGCAGTAATGAAAGTATCTTGTATTTGCCATATATTTTTTACTTGATTAGGATAAAGAGGAACTTGGTTTTCCCAAATTTCATCATCACATTTTCTATAGTTGAAATATATTATTTTAGAACCTTCATTTGTTAAAGTATATTTAGAACAACTCATGATTTTTTTTTATAAATATCATTCACTAACAACAAGGGTCTATCGCAGAAAAACTATCTTGAACATTTATATAAATTTCTTCTCTTAACGGCAAGATTAAATTACCTTCATCATTCTTAATTAAAAATTCCCCTTTGTACCTACCAGTTGTGTTTGTATCTCTCGCATTAAATTGAAAATAAATATAATACTCGGGTGGTGAGCCGGCAGGTAAATCTATAGGAACAATACCACATGGCGCGTCTATTATTTTTGGTATTCCATTAGCCATATCAATCATTGAGAAGTATATGGCAGAAACTTCTAAATCCTGCATTAGTTGCTGGTATCCAGACCTTCCATCTTTGACCACTTGCATTTTTAAAATTGGTAAGGATGCGTTCTTTTTTATAAAAAATTCCATAACAATAAATATATTGTTATGATTCTTTACGCAACCCCCTATCGTAATGTTCGAATCTATCGTGTTCGGTAGGCGTCATAAGTAACAATCCAGGATTTAATTCACCATTTTTTGTTAACTCATACATGTAACTCATCCAAGTTTGTTCATAAGGATGTCCCCATGTTGTTGTTAAAAACATTTTTTTATTACCCGGTCTACTAACAATTTGAGGCCAATTACAGTAATATATTTCTCCTTTAGTATAAGGAACTCCTTGATGACTCAAAATACTATTGTATAAGGTTTTTGGTGCGTCGGGGTCTAATCCTATCTTAGGTAAAGTTTTTTTATTCGGCCAATAAAGTTCTCTTTTGTTTTGAGGTACATTATACCAAGACCACTGAGTTCCATTATCTCCAAAAAACTCACTATAATTTAATTTTAAAAAATCAAAATTTTCTTTTTTTATGATATCTAATGATTTTTTATAAAGGTTTGGAACAAACCTATTGAATCCATTTCTACACGTTTTCCCTTCGTTAGGGTAGAAAAACATGTCATCTTCAAAAAATAAATAATAATCTAAATTAGTTGTTTCGAAATGTTCTGCAATCCATTGTCTACCACCACAAATACCTATGTTATCCTTTTTAATGTGAGTGAAACCATATTCATCACACAGTTCCTGATATCTTTCATTTGTTTCTAAATTACTCGAGTTATTCAAAAGTACTTTCAGTTTAGGTTTTGAGATGTAATCTTCATCATATTCAATCATTGATTTTATCAGAGTTTCAAATTGATTTGGACTGTTGAAAGTTATCACATATAAAGCAGTATTGTTAGGATTTAAAAGGCTACTATCGTTAATTAATTTTTCAGACGTATAATTTTTTAATTCCTCGAAAAACGGCCAAACTAATCCGTTACCAGTAAGTTCGAATCTATTAACTAATTTCGAATGTTTATGTGCTAGTATTGTAAAAATACATTCGTCAGCACCCATTAACCCTTCACGAAGAGAAGAGTCAAGCAAGTTGTAATATAAAGCATTAAATTGATGAACTAATTCTTTTTTTCCACCAAAGAACCCTCCCCTACAAACATAATTTACAAAGTCAGTTTCACAATATCTAGCCATAGCCTTCCTCTCAAACCCGTGTATTTCTTCATTGGCATCATATGGATATGACAAGAAAGTAAATTTATCGTCATGTTTTAAAGTGTAATTTTCTAAATTATCTAAAACTTTATCGTGTGAAAAATACCCTTTGTTTACAGTGTTTGTCAAACCCCCATCAATCCAAAAAAAATAATCAGTTTCGAAAGGATTTATGACTGCAGAGTCATTTAACATAAACATTTTAGTAAACATCATTGCGTTATAGTATTCTAAAGACCCTTGTGGTGACTCAGGTAACCACCCCGCAAAATCCCTCCAACTTGGACTATTCCTTATTTGTTGTATTTTATTGAAGAACGGATTCCATGATTCAAAATCCTTTACATTCTTTATAAAAATCTTAGTTGGTTTTTCTCCTCTAATTCTTTTTACATCATCTTCTAAATCCGACGGCACCCAAACGCACATAGGTATGTCGGTTTCTAACATTTCGAAAAATCTATCCTTGTAATGCTGAAAATCTCTTTTAGCCCATCCTTGTAAGTCACCTCTACCTAAATCCCATAGTCCGGTGACAATAGTTATATTATTCGTCATGAAAAAAAAATAATAGATATTTGAAAAAACCTAAATATTAAAATTCAAAATCAATTGAACTTCCCTCAGCCACACCAAACGTGAAAACATCATCAGGATTAGATTCCGGATAAAATTCTACAATTACAACTTTTCTGTATCCATAAATGGGGTCGCCTCCCAATAATCCATTATCAACAATGAATTTTAATTTAGTACCACCATTATCCTCAACTAGTTGTTTAATAATATCTGTGACATCATTAATCACATTAAGTGGAATATCACCATACCCTTCGTCAATTTCAAAAGGAGGAGTCCCGTAAGTTGCATTTTTTATTATTAACTTATCCCCTCTATATTTAGTTAATTCACCAGTATAAAGTGAGGGTAATAACTTTGAAAGATATAGATTAAATCCTACATGGTAGTATTCATAGTTTTTTGAATTGGGTACTCCATTATTTAACCAAGCCTCATAGTCCCATCTACCCCATATTCCCACCTCTTGTGTCTTACGAACATGTTGAGATTTTGTCCACCAAAAATTTCCCCAATACCATCCACCGTTACAACTCATACCAACGTTATCATACTCATCAAGTAAATCGACACAGTCTCTCCATTTATCAATTACAAAATATTCCAAACCTTCTCTCCAAAATTTTACATTTTCAGATTTGGTAAAAGATACCTCTTTCGTTTTATAATCTCTCCAATTATTACTTACACCTTTGGTATGAAAATAAAGAATTTTTGCATCATCATAAGATTCTCCAATTTGTTTTACTTTTCTTATACCGAGATATTCTGCATGATTAAACTCTGTGAACTCAACGTCAATCTTTTTATAGCTTTCTATTAAATTCAATAATTCTTCTTCAGGAACATCTTGTTTGTTGACTGTCATATAAAAAAAGTCACATTGGTCATATAAACCACTTTCAACTATCCTACTTATTTGTTGTTCGACAAGTTCTTTCCAATTTCCTACTAAAAAGGCGTGGTACACAATTAATATCATGATTAAAAAAATTGAGATTTATTATTTAAATAATCTTTTTATAAAAATTATAATTATTCAAATTTTCGTAATTTAGATTTAGAGACTCTTTGACCGAGTTATCTAAAACCCAACCATCTACTATTTCATTTTTACTTGAACAAAGAAGTATGTTGTTTTTATCAATCAAGGAACTTTCACATAGATTAATCAATCTATTGAGAGTTGTGTTGAAAATTGGGTGACCTATATAATCGTACAGTACAGATTCAAAGTTAATAACAAAAAATTTTGTTCCATTTTCTGCGTAAGGCCAGAACTCATTTAGTTGATTAAAAGTAATATTCGACCTCATGTACCCACTGTGGTATTCCCATCCGTTGGGGTCTATAACAAAATCGTACCATCTAGGTGTTTTTCTTCCTAAAGTACTTTCATATGAAACAACTTCATTTCTCTTTACACAATCTAACGGCCCGCCAAGTATTATTTTTCTATTTGTATAACCGTTCTCATTAAAAAATCTGAAAGTGTTATGTAAATAATAAGAACGCTTACCTGTCACATAATGTATTGTTGCATACAATTCACCAGGAACATAAAAAACAGCCGATTTGTTATAACTAAAATTTTTAGTAATAGTTTCGTCTTTTGAAATTGCATCATAAATTGCTTGGTCGCAAACTCTGAATTCTTTGTTTTCGTAATTTAATATTGTTTGTATTGATTTTTTATTAAAGAAAAAACCTGCTCCTCCATACCCTCCTGTTCCCATATAATCGTGAACCATTTCAATTTTTAAAAATTGTTCCAAATTGATATAGATGTCATCATCACACAAATATAAAATATCAAAATCTCTGTTGTTCAATGACCATCGCAATGCTGATTTTACTTTTGGAAAAAGTGTCGATAATTCATAATTTTCATAACCATCATCTTCTGTTAGATGTAAAGTTTTGCTATTATCATCATACCACTCATTTTCATTACCACCATCAAAAAAAACCACATCATGACCTTTATGAAGCACATCACCAACCCAAGTATTTATAGCGTCTAACTTACGGGTTAAATCTACCCTGTCAATATTAATTGATTCGTAGTGTACATGTGTTTTAGAACTTACAACTAAAAATAATATTTTCATTTTTTTCTTTTTTTTAGAACAATCAAATACCACCTATGATGACTAGTGGGTAAACTCACTTTTTAATTTTTGGGTTTGTAATATTCTAAGAGTTCTTTTTTTATCTTATTCACTAAATCCATATTGTATTTCCAACAATGACAATCAATGAAAGTGTCGTAATTAATTTTACCTTGTAAACTTAATTTACCGACTCTTGTACTTTCTTCATCTGTAAACATATATTTCTCCATCCTGCCAGGAGCATAATAGAACGAGGAATATCCCCTTTTTATAGGGTGATGATGCACCTCATGATTTCCGTTAATCACCTTATCCGTAAAGTAAATTTCATCACTATCCCATCCGGCATTCAGAGATACAATCTCTCGCATAAAATCTTCTATTGACCTGTCTGTATTAATTATTTTATTGAAGACATTACCCTTTGCAACAGTATAACAAGCAGGGTATCTCAATGGACTATTCGATTCTCCATAAGTATACGCATCACTATTTAAAATAACTAAATCATTATCAGGGATATTATTCAGGTGAGTTTCTAACCAACTCTTGTTGAATAAAATCATATCGATATCTGATATCAAACAAACTTCGTCTTGGAAGTACTTGGTACCGTAAAATCTGTAATTTTGACTCAGAAGAGATGAACTTACAAAGTCTAACATTTTAACTTTTTTAACAATTCCAAACTCGTCTTGGTAAAAATCAGATTCTTCCTTTTCAGTTATAAAAAATAGAACGGGTTCCATTCCAAGAACTTTTTTTACTATTTCGGAAACGTGTTCCCAAAAAAGAAAATATGACCCATCGCAAGAAAAAATTACCTTATCAATTTTCATAACAATTCGATAATTACATTTTCTCCTGATGATTCTATTATATTATACCCATTTTGTCTCAATATTTCTAATGTTGACTGAAAAAAAGTACTATCTGTTAGAACGTTATTTTCGAATAAAACTTTTTGGGGTCTAACGTTTGTTTTAGATTGCACGATATTTCTTAAAATACTACAATCATGACCCTCAGTGTCTATCTTTAAATATTTAACAGATTCGATATTAAATCTATTTATAAGGGTATCCCAAGTGATAACTTCACATACAGATTTTTTCATTAAATGTTCTAAATTTCTTTCTTTTAGAACATCCACAGTCGATGGGTGAGGTTTTAAAATAGAATTGCACCCTCTTATCCAACTAGGAAGACCATGATTATTAATGTCTTGTAATTCGACGTAATATAAGTCAACAATAGAATCAACATCACTTACACCACATTTTAGTTTTATAACATTTTTTTTATCCGGTAGTTGATTTAAATATTCTTCTATTGGCTCAATAGAAATTCCAAGAGTGTCATCTGAGCAACTCTCAATCAGAGTATCAAAGTTTGATGTTCCAATTTCAATAAAATCTAAATTCATTTGTTTTTTTTTATTTTTTTATTAAAGTGGCTGCTATACTCCAGTCACCCCTTTCATCATAAATTACACAACTTTTGATGTTTTCAGTTAAATAGTCACATTCTTCTTTATTTAAATAGTCACTACTAAAAATTCCGGTTTCAACAAACTCTTTCAGAGACTCGAGAGTAGTTTTTTTATCTATATCCCCCCAATTAAAAATTTTTTTACTTTCCATTTTACATTCGATACTTGTATGGAGGTCTTCTATAACGAAGACACCACCGCTTTTTAAAGACTTGAAAAACAAATATAAAGACAACTGTTGGTCGTACATTTTATGTGTTCCATCATCCACTACCATATCAATATCCATTTCCAATCTTGATATATTTTCCATTCCCTCTCTGTTGGATTGAACACATTCGTATGTCTTAATTTCTATATCATTTTTTGTTTGGTTTGAAATATAAGGAAAAACACCAATAACTTCAGAATTACTAAAATACTTTTTTAAAATTTTGAAAGAGTTGTAGGCACTTTCAGAATTGAATTCTAATATTTTGGTTACATTATTTTTAT